GTATGGAGTATGAGGAGCGTACAGAACCTTTTGACGGTGCCACGGGTGTCACACATCCTGTATTGAATGAAGCTGTGACCCAGTTCCAAGCTCAGGCGTATAAGGAACTTCTGCCAGCGGGTGGCCCTACTCGGACCACGATCATTGGAAAGGTGACTCCAGAGAAGGAGGCACAGGCAGAGCGCGTCAAGACATATATGAACTACCAGATCACGCAGGTCATGGAAGAGTATGACCCTGACTTCGATCAGATGTTGTTCTATGTTGGATACGGCGGCAGTGCATTTAAGAAGGTGTACTTCGATAGCTACCTTGAAAGAGCGTCAAGCCCTTACATTTTGCCTAAGGACTTGATTGTTCCGTACTCGGCCCGCGATCTTTTGACGGCTGAACGTGTGACACATGTCCTGCGTTACTCCCAGAACGAGCTTCGCAAGCTTCAGATCAGCGGTTTTTACCGTGACGTACACCTTGGAAAGCCTTCCACTGGTGACACGGACATTATTCAGGAGCGCATGGATCGTATCCGTGGCGTGGAAGAACCTTCTGATCGCGACGAATACGTCTTGCACGAGTGCCATTGCTACTTGGACATTGAAGGCTTTGAAGACAAGGACGAGAATGGGGATGAGACGGGGCTTCAGCTTCCGTATATCGTTACCTATGAGAAGAAATCCTTGGTCGTCTTGTCGATTCGTAGGAATTACGAGGAAGATGATCCCAAGAAACGCAAGAAACAGTACTTTGTTCACTATAAGTTCTTACCGGGAATGGGCTTCTATGGGTTTGGACTCGTTCATCTTCTGGGTAACTTGTCTCGTACTGCTACCGCTATACTGCGTCAGCTTATCGATGCTGGAACCTTATCTAATCTTCCGGCAGGATTCAAAGCCAAGGGCCTGAGGATCGAGGACCAAACTCCAATTCAACCCGGAGAGTGGCGCGATGTGGACGTTCCGGGTGGCGATATTGCTTCCAGCTTGATGCCACTGCCATATAAAGAGCCTTCTGCAACGCTGTTCCAGCTTTTGGGCTTCTGTATTCAGGCTGCGGAGAAGTTTATTGGGACCACGGACCTTGGAATGGGTGACTCCAACCAAGAAATGCCTGTCGGCACGGCGATTGCCATGCTGGAACGGGGTAGCCGTGTCATGTCAGCGGTTCACAAGCGTCTACACAACGCCCAGATGCAGGAACTTAAACTTCTTGCAAACATTTTTGCTGAATCGCTGCCACCAGAGTACCCATATGAGGTAACTGGGGCCGATGCGAGCATTAAAGCGGCGGATTTTGACGGCAAAGTTGATATTCTTCCTGTATCTGACCCAAATATTTTCTCCATGACACAGAGGATTACGCTGGCACAGCAGCAGTTGCAGTTGGCCCAGCAAGCTCCTCAAATGCACAACCTATACGAGGCTTACCGACGGATGTACTCGGCCCTCGGTGTCACAGACATCGACCTCGTATTGCCGCCACCTCCACTAGCAGAGCCTGAAAGCCCTGCTTTGGAGAATGCACGGTCTCTGACCATACCTTCTGGAGGAAATCCTCTGAAAGTGTTTCCTGATCAGGACCATGTGGCGCATATTAATACCCATCTGACGTTCATGAAACTGCCTTTGCTTCAGACTTCTCCTGCTGTGTACGGTATTCTTCTGTCTCATCTTCTTGAGCATCTGTCTTTGGCTGCACAGCAGCAGGTTGTCTTGCAAATGCAGCAGCAGGGCATCAACATGCAGCTTGAAAGGCATGAGATGGAGATCGAGGTGGCAAAGTCTGAAGCTCAAATGATGCAGTCTTTGATGCAGCAGCTTGCTCCACCACCTGCCGGACCCGATCCTTTGATCCAAATCCAACAGCAAGGCTTGCAGTTGAAGGGTCAGGAAATCCAACAGAAGGCCCAGAGTGATCAGGCCAAGCTTGGATTGGAAGCACAAAAGCTTCAACACAAGGCACAGGTTGATGACAAAAAGGTACAATCCATGGAGGATATTGCACAGCTTCGTGCTAATATAGCCTTGGAACGTGTCAATGCTGCGAGGGCTAAATGATGCCAGATTCAGATTTTGGTGGTGGCTGGGGCTACCAAGGAGAACGCGATAACACACCTGCTTCATCTCCTGAAAGCGCAGCCGCTGCTCAAGGAAATGTTGGCGGGGGTGGAGGCGGTGGTTCGGCATCAGAACGTCAGCAAGCAGACCGTTATTCTTATAACGAGGCAACTCCTGCTCAGAACAATGCCAGAGACCAGTTCAGTGCTAATGCACAGGCTGAAGCTGACATGCGGGCTGCACAGAGCCAAGGTCGCGGTTCAAATGTCACTGACATGCAGCCACAACCTCCTGCTTTTACGGCTATAGAAAACCTATCCCGTAACATCAACCCTATCAGCTTTCCGGGTGGATTATCTGCCACAAGCATGTGGTCTCCCACGATGTCTGGCTTTGCTGTTCAGCCAACGACCAATACGATTGGTGTTCCAACGCTTGTCTTGGACACGATGAGACCAGCTACTCCTGTTCCATCATTTCAGGGTACGCCGTATGGTATTACCAAGTTAAGCCCAACAACATACCAAGAAGATGTTCTTGAATCTCAACGCCAAAAAACAGCACAGGTTGAAAGTGGAAGAATAGGTTCGGCATATAATAAAATAGGTGGTGCTTTTGGAGAAAATCAACTTCTCATGAGTACTGCTGTCAAGATGATGAATAAGTATCATCCTGATTTAATTGAAGGAATGACAAAAGCTCAAATTGAACGTGCCGTTCTTTTAAATAGCGATCTTCAAGATACTTTAGCCAAAGATTTGATTAAAGAAAATCAAACCAATATTAGGTCTAAAACAGATACAGATACTTACTTAGCTTACCTTGTCGGTCCTTCCGCAGCCAAGACAATGTTAAACTCTGATCCAAGTACTCCTGTTGAAAGTATTCTTAGTTCAGAAGCTGTAGCTAATAATAAACTTGCGGGATTGACTGTCGGAGACGTTATTAACAGATCATCTTCTGCAATGAAAGCGGCAGGGAAAGCATTAAGTACTAACACTGGCATAGGCTCTGCTGGTGGTTTTGGTAGAGTTTCCGAGGATGTTAATCCAATATTTCAATCGGATACTACCCCAAGTGTAGTTTCAAAAATTGGAGACACGACACCTGTTTCGACAACTTCTTTGGATAGAAGGGTTGCCCCTGACGCTGTTGCAGCCGCTACAAAAGCCCCTGAATCTTTTGGTGATTGGCTGGGCAGCTTCTTTAATACGTCTGATCAGGTGTCCAAGGTCCTAGCAGAACCAAACAGGGTCGCAACAATCCCCGGCCTTCCCAACACTACTTCTGGTATGACCAAAAACCAATGGGCCGATTATTTCAAGGTTGACCCGTCCGAGGTCAAAGCACGAATATCCACAATCAACGGCGCACCACAAGTTGATTACTACAGCAAGGAACTTTCTGACATTCCCGGTGAAATAATTAGAGGAATTGGAGAGGGCATTACCTCGTTGTTCAAACCTCAGTCCTCGGACAACGGTTTCAGGTCTTCCCCGCCTCCTTCATATACTCCTAGCTATGGTGGTAATGGCGGTGGGGGTAGGAATGATACTTCTACCCAAGCTTCAAATACTACACCTCAGACACCAGTAACGGTTGCACCAGTAACGGTTGCATCAGCAACTCCTGAAACACCCGTGGCTTTAGGAACTGGAATAGATTATACTCCTCGCAAGTATAATCCCGGAAATATTGTCGTAAGAACACCAAGCTACCGATTATCCTAAGGAGTTAACCATGGGCTACCCAATTAAGCGTGATAAGACTGTTACACCTACTGTTGAAACCTCGATGAGTGTTCAGAGCCAAGGTACGGTTCCATATAAGAAGACGGAAACCTTTGCTGTCCCCGGCGCACCGACCAAGAATGACATGGAAGCCCGTGGTTTTGGTCTGATGATGCGTTCTCAGATGTTCAAGGTCCGTTAATGGCTACTCGCAAGAAGGGTCCCAACCTTTCTGTAGGTCGAGGAGAGAAGCTCTCTGTCAAAGAAGGCAGTGGGCTGACGGCGAAGGGTCGTGCCAAATACAATCGTGCCACGGGAAGCAACTTGAAAGCTCCGACCAAGGACACGAATAATCCTCGGCACAAGTCCTTCTGCGCTCGTTCACAGAGTTGGACAGGGGAACGTGGCAAGGCTGCTCGTAAGCGGTGGGGCTGCAAGTAGGTGGACCCATTTACCCTTATCGCTGGTGCGACTGCTATATACAACTCTATCAAGACTGCCGTCGATGCTGGTCAGGACGTGATGGAGACTGCTGAGAAGGTGGGTAACCTTTTCAGTAAGGTGGCTCAGGTTGTTACTGTAACATCCACACCTCAAAGGAGGAAGCTGTTTCAATCTCCGGCGGAGTTTGAGGCGGTTGCCGTTAAGAGGTATGCTGCCAAGGCTAAGGCTTTGGAAATGCAACAGGAAGTTAGGAACATGTTTATCGGCCAGTATGGTCGTCCGGCATGGGATGCTATCCAACGTGAGGTCATCGAGATGCGTAAAGAGGCAGCACGTCAGGCAGCAGAGGAACTTAGACAGCAGGAAGAGAATCGTAAGGATTTGATTTTTGTATCGTCGATTGTTGGTGGATTGCTCTTTGGAATGGCCGCTATTGGCATTTTAATCATAATGAGGACGTGACATGGACTTATTAAAGACTTTTGGACCACTTGTTGGTCAGGTAGCCCCATCTATTGCGACTGCTCTTGGTGGTCCCCTTGCTGGAATGGCTATGAAAGCCGTATCAACTGCCCTGTTTGGTCACCAAGACGCTTCTGAGGAGGAAATTTCCTCGGCTATGGCTACTGCTACGCCGGATCAACTGGTAGCACTCAAGAAGGTTGACAACGATTTCAAGGTTCAGATGAAGTCTTTGGACATCGATTTGGACCGGATTGCAGCATCTGACCGTGATTCTGCCCGCCAGATGGCTATTCAGACCCATGATTGGACACCTCGTGCATTGGCTGTCGCTATTGTTGTGGCATGGGGTTCTGTACAGTGGTTCTTGCTTCATAGTGTCATTGACGCATCGATGCGTGAATTGGTGGCACGGGTGCTTGGAACTCTGGATGGTGCCTTGATGTTGGTGCTTTCCTACTACTTTGGGTCTGCCCACAAGCACACAGACCCCAAATAACCTTGAATAGAAAAGGAAAATATTCGTGGACGGTGTTTACTTTGCCGATAGTACGATTAAATTCATACGAGATAGGACAAGAGTCCTTAAGGAACAGATAACAGAGGGTTCTGTTCCTGACTTTGCCAGCTACCAGAAACTTCGTTTTCAGTACGAAGCTTTTATTGCTGTCGAAGAACACATAATCTCTCTGCTAAAAAAGAGTGGACTAGACGATGAGTAATCTCATTCTACCTGTACATGTTGCAGATGCTGTCGAGGCGCAGCGAGCCAAAGAAGCCCTTGAGAAGATCAAGGAAAATTCCAAGAAAAAAGAAGAGCCTAAGGTTAAGACAGAGGAAGAGGGTGATCCGATTGACATCACTGCTGCCTATGTCACGGAAGCAGAGCGTGTCATGGACCCGACCCGGCTTCCTGAATCAGCCCTAGCTCGTATGCCACAGCCTACGGGCTGGAGGATTCTAATCCTGCCTTATCGTGGCAGCGAAAAAACTAAGGGCGGCATTTACAAGACTGCGGAGACGATTGAGCGCAACTCACTCGCCACTGTAGTTGGCTACGTGCTGGCCGTAGGACCTGAAGCTTATTCGGATACGGCTCGTTATCCTAATGGCCCTTGGTGCAAAAAGGGTGATTGGGTGATGATTGGCCGCTATGCGGGTGCGCGTTTCAGGATTGAGGGTGGGGAAGTTCGCATCATCAATGAGGATGAAGTGATTGCCACCATAGCAGACCCCGCCGACGTTCTCGACGTTTTATGAGTGCGCGGCGCACCATGGAGTGAACCATGCTAGAAGATGAAGACAAAAAAGACGATTTCGTCGAAGAAGAAGCCGTAGATATTGAAATAACCACGGAATCTGACGACGAAGGCTCTGACAAAGCTGCAAAATCTGACGATGAAGATGAGATTGCCAGTTATAGTGAAGGCGTTAAGAAGCGCATTAACAAGCTGACATACAAGACCCGTGAGGCAGAACGCCGTGAACAAGAAGCTCTTGATTACGCCCGTGCTGTCAAAATGGAGCTTGATTCCCTAAAGAAGCGTGAAACGACCCTTAGCAAAAGCCTTGAATCAGAAGCCGAGACACGGCTTAAGACACAGGAACAGTTGTACAAGGATCAGTACAAGTCAGCCATTGACATGGGTGACACGGACAAGCAGATCGAAGCACAGACATATCTTTCCCAGCTTGCCGTGGAAAAGGAACGCCTCCGAAACTATCGGGAACATCGCCGGGAGGTTGAAACTGCTCCTGAAAGACCAATGCCACAGCCAACCCAACGCCAAGTTCCTGACCGCAAGGCACAGGAGTGGGCGGAACGGAATACGTGGTTTGGTTCTGAACGTGGCATGACAGCCGTGGCATACGAAATCCACGATGATCTCGTAGCTGAAGGTGTCAATCCTATCTCTGACACTTATTATCGGGAACTAGACTCGCGTATTCGCAAGGAATTTCCCAATAAATTTACTGCTCAGGCAGTTAAAAAACCCTCCTCAACAGTAGCTTCAGGTCGCCCGACACAGGTCAAGAAGTCATCTGCAAACATCGAACTTAACGATACGCAAAAAAACATTGCGCGTCGTCTCGGTGTCAGTTATGATGACTACAAACGGCAACTGAAGCTCGTACAAGATAGGAATGACTAATATGAGTCGCCCTGCTCCACGCGCTACAGAGAGTCGCACAAACAATTCTCGGCCTTTGGTCTGGAAACCCCCGTCCACTTTGGACGCACCACCCCCTCCAGAGGGGTATGTACACCGTTGGATTCGTACTGAAATCAATGGATACGATGATCGGAAGAACCTCTCCGCCCGCCTACGCGAAGGCTTCGAACTAGTTCGCGCTGATGAATACCCAGATCGTACCGATCTACCTTCTATTAATGAGGGACGACACGCAGGTGTTATCTCGGTAGGTGGTTTGATGCTGGCGCGTATTCCAGAAGAACTCGTAAGACAGCGCAATGCTTACTACAGTGGAAAAGCTGCCGAGCAGATTGAAGCCGTAGATAATAGCCTGTTCAAGGAGAGTAATTCCGTCATGCCAATCAGCAAACCTGAACGGCAATCTCGTGTCACATTCGGCGGCCCAAGGGCCGACTGATTTCAAAGGAATCTAAGCAATGGCAAATATCAATGCCTCGTTCGGGCTTCGCCCGTACCGTATGCTTGGAAGCACTGCCAATACCAACGGCGACACCGTCTTCTACATTCAGACGGCTGCTACCGCTGGTACTTCGTCAGCGATTTATCAGGGTTCCCCTGTTATTCCGTTGTCGAACGGCATGATCGACATTGTTGGCAATGCCAACGGTGGTACGGTTCCAATTCTTGGTGCTTTCTTGGGCTGCAACTATATCGACCTGACTGGCAAACCCAAGTGGTCGCCATATTGGCCCGGTACGTCTGCGGTTTATTCTAACTCAATTGCGACTGCTACGGTTGCAGCGGCTCCTGATCAGGTTTTCTTGATCAACACCAATGCCGCTGCCGCAGATACGCTTGTACACTCTAACGCTAACTTTGCTACTGCGACAACTGGTAGTTCTACCAATTTCCAGTCGGCAGGTGTGCTTGCAGTTTCGACGGCTAACACCACCAACACCCTTAACCTTCGTATCTTGGGCTTCGAGGACACTCCTGCGAACTCTGATGCTTCGGTTGCTGGTCGTTTGGCGATTGTTATGCTTAACAACCACTTCTACCGCTACGGTGCCAATGGCACTGGCGCGGGTATCTAAGGAGTAATGAACCATGGCTATAACTCGTTCACAACTCCTCAAGGAACTTGAACCCGGCTTGAACGCTTTGTTCGGCCTTGAGTATGACCGCTACGACAACGAGCA